CCGTCGAGGAAACTACAACTCCTTTGCATATTATCAAGCTTAGCTTGAGACAACGCGTTTGGTTGCAAAACCTTTCGAGTAAAGATCTCTTAGACAGAGTATCTCAAATCACTCTTAGAATTTTCACCAGAATTGAATTCTTTCAAATTCATCCTGGACCTGTAAAGGAGAATATGTAAATAAAGGACGCTTTTTGTTTGCTTTAATAACAAACTGAAGAGCCTTTAGATTGTATTCTTGAACAATTCTATTAGAGGATGTATCTCCTGCCTCTTTCAATTTAGATCTTTTGACTAAATCGTTTAAGGTAGTGATCGTTTCGATCTTTTGAGTTAGTTTAACTAACTCATCGAGATTCATCCTATCCAAGTATTTCGGTTTAGCTAAGAAATAAACATCCAATATACCTTTATATCAAAGACTAACAGTCTTAAAAGTAAAAGTAAAAATCTGTTTATCTACTGGTTGTAGACGAACAAGATGGTTGTTTATATCAAAACTATCTGGAAAATCCTCTCTTAAAATGTAACGACAAATTTCTGTTGTTAGATTTTCTTGTAGAGTATCGAAAGATATCCCTTCTCTAAAATTTAGAATCCGCTCTATCATCGATTCTCGATGGAAGTAAGAATCTAAAGCAAAAATTTGGTTCGTCATCTCCTCATTTCTAAACATAAAATCTTTCCCTCTTAATAAAGAGACAAAAAGATTTGAAAGATATGTTTGGTCAAGAGTAGGAAGATAACGTTCCAGTGTTGTATGTGCAGGTCTCGGAGAGCAAGATATAAGTGATCTTATTAGATCAGTATATGTAATTGCTTTCTTTGACAGGAACATTGTAAGAAGCGCTACTAGATTAAAATTAAAATCTAGGTCGGTTTCCTTACGTGTTTTCAACACCTTTTTACAATACGCAATAGGATGTTTAATATCAAGTGTACGGATAAAGTGAAGAGCATTAGATACTCTTCCTAATCTCGTATTATTTGAAATCAACATTCTGAAAGGTATTGCAGAAACATTAACTCCTTTGAAGTAAGTGTTTTTAGCGAATTCAAAACCCCCATTGTTAGAAATAACAGATTTAGTCAAATTAATGGCTAATCCGTATTCTTCCATAAGGATTAAGTATTCATTAGCAACATCTTCTTCAAAGATGACGATGTCATCACCTAATAGCTCATAGTTCTCGTATCAGTGACCCTTTTTCGATGAAAGAGGTCTTGCTCTACGATATGCTAATTGCACTATCAAATGGTGCGTTACAGCCAACATTGCCCAAGAAGATAAAGCACCCATAGGTTGCCCTACTTCGTATCTGAGATCCTTAGGTTCCTCGTTATATTCATTTTTTGGAAAATGATATAGACGATCGACAAGGATAGACCTCCATAGTTCTGCATTAGTTTCACCGATTAACACTGAAAGTATTCCTACTTGAAGTGTAACAGGTAATCTATCTGTAGCGGCTGAAAGGTCATATCCTCAAGACGATCCAAATTGTTTGGCTTTAACCGCACATCTTTTAACAGATGCTTGTTGGTCAAAAGTACCATCATTTGGTAGTCTTTTAAGGAAATCAAATAAGAAATCATGCAATGGTTTAAGTACGGATTGTGTCCATACGTCAACCATAGCAAAGACTCTTACTTTACCTGCTGGCTCCTTCTTGATCGCTAACCTTCCTAGATTCTTATCAACTATCTCTGAATTAACGTTCTCAGATAATAGCTTAAAGTAGCTAGATAAGTCAGTTTGCCCCATTCCTTCCATATAAAGAATCATATTCTTATATATTTCCGGATACTTTTGCTTCATCAAATTAGGTACAGAAAACATTTCTGTTCAACTTGATTTGACATTAGGTGAGGCTTTTTCAATAGGAAGAATTCAACTCTCATTCTTAAGTATAGATAAGTTGAAACGATCTTTGAATTGACTAACTAGGTTAGACAATATCTTAGATCCATTTTCAACATTATCTTTACTTACAGATAAAGAGTCCGTTATGGTAGCTAATTTTAGTTTACCAGGTATACTAACAATTCGATATAATGAATATAAAGATATTCAAAAACGAATAACGTTAGTGTTACCCCTTCGAATTGCTTTACGATCTAACAAAGGTATAAACCTAGGTAGACCATGAGCAAGACGAGGAAACGGTAAGTTATCAATGGACTTCAACGATGAAATTGGAGTTCCATTAATACACTTTTGAATCGCAAGGGTGGAATTTTTAAGATATTTAACTACATACTCTGATCCATGCCGTTTACGCAAGGACAGAATATATGTAGTAAATATGAATAGTAATTTGAGTCTATGAGTAAGCTTCTCTTTCTTAGGAAAACAGATGTAGATAAATCTTCATCCGTATCTTTTGAAAAGAGCTGGTAACTCGTGAGAGTTATCAAGCGAAATCATAGGTTCTGTTACTAAGAAGTCTTTAAACGAATTAAAAATGGAAATAAATTTTGTTTTCATATAATAAATTCGTTGGTTCGAAAGAACCTTGTCTTAATCAGTTTCTGTTATAAAGTAACAGCACTAGTTTTAGGCAATAAAGAATCTTAATAACTCCCCTACTTTGTTCTTCTTCCTTACGGAAGAGCAAAGATTTAGAGTTACTTAGACTCGATCTCGTGGAAAAGCATAGCATATGTTTTGCATATGTTAAGCCTTTCGCAAGAAGAGATCTAAAGTGATTCGCAAACTGGAATCTGAATAAGACCATCTCGAGAGAGATCTTATCAGCCCAATCTACAAACCTGTAGAAACCAAAGGTTTCTTTGCTACTTTGTAGCAAAGGTTACCTCGGATCTCGTAAGAGATCCG